TTTACACCAGCAACTGTTTGACCAACTAAGTCTAAAAGACCGTTGTTGTAATCTGTCTCAACTAAATCTGAGTTGAAAGCACAGAATAATCCAGTTTTATCTGTATCTCTATTAATTGTTGTTTCAATAAAAATATTAACACCATTAGAATCTCTAAAATATGGAATCAATGACAATCCTTCGTAATAAGATAATAAAGTAACATTTCTATCATTAGCAAAGTCTCTGATTTTACTCTTAACAAGACCAGAAGAATTAAAGTAACCACTCCATCTAGTATCAATAGACAAGTTTTGGTAGTCAGACCAATCACCACCTACGGCAATAACATCCACTAAGTAGTCAGACGCGTAATCATTAGCGTTTACATATGGTGGAAGTTTTTCTTGAGAACCATACCATTCAATTAAGGTTCTATCAAAACCAGTTCTAGCACTTTTAACAATAAATACAGTTACATATCTGTCAGAAAGGTTAGTAATACTAAAAGCTCTATCATCAAAACCATTATTCGGTTTAGTTAAATTAATGAAAGATTCAGTATCTCTTTTCCAGAAACCTGTTGTATCAAAGAATTTTCTATAAGATCCATTTCTTTCGATATCATTCATATAACCAGCCGATGAAGATAATGATTTAAACTCAATAGTATCTAATGTATCATCTGTACTTAAAAGATTGATAGCATATACTGGTGATGATTCCAACATTTTTTGAATAGTTCTGTGGAAGAATGAACCTTTTCTTTCTAATCCTCTGTCAAGTTGACCAAAGACTGATTCTAAGTCATTAACTGTTGTAAGTCTGATAGGTGTATTTACTGGTCCTTTTTTTGAAACACCAATAATCATATTAGTAATAACTTCTTCAACCACCGGAGGTTGAATGATTGAATTGTCAATTTCTTCTACAAAGATTCCGGGTCTTTTGTATTTTCCAATTTGAATTGCCATGTTTTTTAATATTTTTTTTTATGTTATAGAGTATATATAAAGTATAAAAAGTGATATTTTTCCTATTTTTAATTATTTTTTGATATTTTCTTTATATTATCTATAATATTCTTCTCCACATCGGTCATTTTTTTGTTTAGAACTGATTGTGCATCAGAAATTTCCTTAGTTATTGATGATATTGATGTTGTATTTGTTGATATTCTATTATTTATATCAGTTATTTTAGCAGTAACTGCTTGCTTTGTAGAGTTATCCTTAGATAATTTTAATTCTTCATTAAAATCATCTTTTTTTAATTTATCATTAGTTATATCTTTTTGAATATTATCAACTTTTCTTGTTAGTTTAGCAATATGTAAATATTCAACTAAAAAGGGATTTCTATCTTGACCTGGCAAAGCATCTATTTTACCAACAATTGACTCTATTTTCTTTTGTAAGTCAGAATCTATTTTGATTGTTAGGTAAGCCGTGTCTATAAGAGGCTTCTTTATTTTATATTCAGCAAGTTGATTTTTAAGTGTTGTCAACTTTTCTTTAGCCATTTTAACATCTGGTTCATCTGTTATATTTACATCAAATTCAGATTCTTCTAAAAAGATTTTATATGATTTTAAGTTTCTCATTATTTATCAGTCACTGATGTGTTTTTAATGTCATTAGCACCAACAATATTTATAAATCCACCATTGGTTCTAATTGAGTTAGATGGATTTTTTAATCTAAATCTTGAGAATGTTTCTTGACCTTTCTCATCTTTTATTTTTTCTTGTAAAGTAAAGAACGATTGAAAGTTTATAACATCTTCCTTTTCAACTAATATTGATTTTGTAGATGAATTATTTTTAGTCCCATCAAATGATTGTATAAACTTAATAGATTTACTACCAATTAAATTGAATTTACCATCTTTACTAATAAGAGAGCTCAATTTTATTCTAAATCCTTTTATTATGTATTGTTTGTTATCACCTTCTACTAGATCAGTTTTTATAGCATAGTCTAGTTTATTCTTTTCCATTTTAATTGTATTTCCTGACTCTGTAATATATTTTTTAAAAAATCCCATAGTTCCACAATAACTAACATAAGCATATTCTCCTTCTATTGATTGAATATAGAAATATATTTGTCTAGACTTACCATCCAACATAGTTTTAGCAGCAAAGAAAGATCCAACTAAGCTATCACTATTTTCAAATTTTAAAAGTTTATCAGTAAAGTCAAGATTTTTTTGTTTTGGCATATTTTCTGCAACCTCACTTATATCATCTGCTTCTTTTTTACCATCAAATGTAAGTCCATCCTTTTCAATTTTCTTTTTATCAGCGTCTGTAGGACTAAAATATTTTTCAATAAATTCGGCTTGTTTTCCTTGACCACTAGTACCTCTAGTATCTCCTTTATAAAGAGTATCACCATCAAGCATATCATTCATAAACTTCAAAAGATTTTTACCAGCATCTTTAATTATTTTACCATCTGATGTTTTAATAACTGTTTCTTCTCTAAATATTTTTTGATATTTAGTTTCTTTTTTTATATTCTGAACAGCATTTTCCCACTGATTGAAAATTGCGTTATTTCTATATGGTCCACCCGAAGAACCAGCACTTTCTGGAGAACCACCACCAAATGATGTATATTCCATAAATGTTTTGTTAGAAACTTTACCACCAGCTCTTCCAGTTGAAATAACTTGAGTTGTGTGTAGTTTATAAGCTCTATTGAATACTTTCACTATTTCGATAATTGGATCAAGTCCAGATATTGTAACAGCATCCACTTTTCCCGCTTTTTCAATAGCAATTCTAATTTTTTCAGATTGTGATCTAGTTAGCACAAACTCTTTAATATCAACTTTTTTATCCCACCAATCTTTAATCTTTTGAGATGTTGTCATATTAACTGGATCTGAAACTTCACCAGTCTCTTCTGTTTCTTCTGTTTCTTCAGCCTCTTTTATATAAGATAAAAATTTGTTATATTTAATAATAATAGACTCTTTTGTTAATTCAGATTCTTTTTTAGAATATTCTTTACCATCGCTAGTAGTGAAGAAGTAAGATCCATCTTTAACTTTTTCAATCTTTTTGGAAATCTCTTTGCCTTCTTTATTTTTCCATTTTACAACATCACCAACTTTGAATTTAGAAACGGTTGTTGGTGATTCTAACTTTTGATCCGATGTTTTTAAATTCATTATTGACTTGATACCCTCTACAAATGATTGCAAACCTTTACCTGTTTCACCTAAACCACCATATAGTCCTTCTTTATCAAATTTTAAAGCAGTCTTAGCAAATCTTGCTATTTTCTCAGCAACAACAATTTTTTTGTTTTTATCAGAGATTATTTCCATACTTTCTTTGTATAAAGGAACAGTAGGTGCATTTAATGTTTCTTTTTTATCACCTACTAAATATCTATTAACCTCCGTAAAAAGAGATTTTATAACTTCTTTGTTTTTAGAATCTAATGATTTTGATGTTATATCATTTAAGAATTTAACATCCACGCCAATACCTTTATCTTTTGGAGATTCTAATACTTCAATAGCTTTCTTTAATTTAGTAAAAGCTTGAGTTAAATGATCTTCTCCGTCTTTTACATTTGCTCTATCTGGACTTCCACCACCAAGAGCCTCTATTAAACTATAGCTTTCCATTACAAGAACTAAACCAGCAGGCATTGTTTGATTATCCTTTGTGTATTTTGCTAAAACTTGTGTATTTTTAGTTCTAATATCAGTTGATGCTAATTTTTTTGGATTAGCTTTAGGATTCTTTTGAATCTTTTCAACGGTATCTCCGGCCAATGTTGTGTATGTTACTTCAGCTTCTTTAGTTGTACTTTTTTCTTTACTAGTAACATTTAAAATTTTAACTGATTTATAATTAGATAATATAGAAGCTAAAGATTTTAAAGTCTTAACCATAGTGGGGTAAATAGATGATGATTTAGAACCTTCATTATCTTTACCTTCTCCATCAATTTCTTTATCACCTTCTTTACCTTCTCCATCACCTTCTTTACCTTCTCCTTCTTCTTTATCAGCATCTGCTTCAGATTTTCCACCTTCATCATCTTTAAATTGTTCTAAGAATTTTAAAAATTCTTCCAATTGGCTTATTAGAATATCTTTATTTTCAAAGTCTTCAAAGCCTTTAATATCTGAAATTGCTGATTTTGTTAGGTTTTTAATATCACCTACGCTAGCTTCTTCCTCTACAGCTTTTTGTAAACTATCAAGAAAAGAAAAAACTTTAAGTCTTTTAAATTCTTTTTTATCTTCATCTGATAACTCAGCTTCTGCTGAACCTCCTAAAAGATCATCAAACGCATATCTTAGTCTTTTAGCTACGCCTTTTATTCTAACAATATTAGCACCAATCTTTGCTTTTCTAATAGTAGAGTTTATTAATCTACCTAATAAAGAGTCACCCCAAGGTATATCATTGGCAAATGGACCACTATTGTCGCTCTCTTCATTTATTTTAACTAAACCTTCGTAAGATTTGTATTCATCTATTTTGTTTATGCTTCTTTTAAGGAACTCATCTCTATTACTAAGATACTTCATAAATTAATGTAATTTTTTCAGCATATATATTAAAAAACTTTTACTGAAAATTAGTTAAAATAGATAATTATTATTATATTTGTATAAGATAAGAGATGAGGAAGACAAAAAAATAATAAATAAAATTTATAAAATCAGAAATTATCTTTATATTTGTATAACAAAAATAACCACTAAAAGAAAAAAATATGAAATTTGACATCAACAAAGTAATCTGTATCAGCTTAAAATCTCACAACGACAAACAATTGAAAGCTATCTCTGAAGTTTACAAATTAAATTTCAATGCTTTGATTACTATCAAAGATTGTTCATCTAAAATCTGGGTTGAGGCAGGTGGTGATTATGTTATAGCATTTTGTGTTAAATCTGGTGATGGTACTCCAGAAATTAGTGACAAATTTTGTCCAATAACAAAAAGAGAAAGAGACGCTTTGTTAAAAATTACTCCTATAAAAACTCCAAAGATGCCAAAAACAACTAAAGTTGTTGATACTAAAGCTGACAAAAATGTTGAGGTTTCTAATGTTACTATAGACGATTTAATTCCTGATTTAGATGTAGTATTAGATTTAGACATTATTCTAGAAAAAATAAGTGCTACTGGTATGAAGTCTTTGACTAAATCAGAATTAGACTTTTTGAACAACCTTAGCAAATAAAAAAAATCATTTTTTTACATATTCTTAAAAAACCAGTCATATGACTGGTTTTTTTATTTTAAAATATATTTTTTTTACACACCTTTTAAATTTTAGCAAAATACAAGATTGCCGATTTGATAATAAAAAATTAGAATATATAAGACATACAAATTCATATTTTATTATGAGATATTCAGAACTAAATTATCGTGGTAAGACTTACACAAGTTCTAGTGAAATCAACGATATTCTTATTAAAGAGAAATTCTACTGGCTTATTGACTCAGAAATTGAAAACGCTCAGTTAGAAATAAAAAACAACACACTTATATGGAAAAACGGCAGTTTCTACACAGGAGATTGGTACTATGGTATTTTTAAAGATGGTAACTTCTATGGAAACTGGGAAAATGGTATATGGGAAAACGGCAATTTCAGTGGCAAATGGAACAGTGGTATTAATCTTACACAGATATAAAAATTAACATGATTACTATGAAGAGAAAAAGAATTACTCTTGAAAAACAACAAGAGAAGGAAATTTTGAATCAAAGAGAGTTAAAGATGACTAAAGAAGGAAATGAATACTTCTTTGAAATCGGACAAGAAATGACATCAGACGTAGCTGAAGCAGTTTCAATTCTAATGAGAAAAGTTGACTGGAATGATCCTATTTGGAACACAGCAATTGATAAAAAAGTGATATATGAAAATATAACTCCAGAAAAGTCACTATACTGGTTATCGGGTGGATATAAAGAATGGAACACACTAGATCACTATAATAGACCTTGGTGTGATTGTTACTTAGAATTTCAAGAAGAATTTGGATTTCTTATAGTAAATTTAGTTAAAAAATCAAAAACATTATTAGACCTAAGAAACGCATTTATGAAATACCTAAATTTACCAACATTATATAATTTCGCAATAAGTAAAAATATGGTAAGAATATAAAAATAAAAATACATTTAATAAAATCCTGTCAAAAATGATGGGATTTTTTATTTAATATATACTCTATGGAAAAAATGAAAACGATTTGCAAAAATCCTTGGTGTAAAGGACATTTCTATTATACAGAAACAGATATGGTTGAAGTAAAAAGCGATATTAAAATATCTAAAATAGAAAACTTATTAAATGAAGTTCAAAAAGTCCCACCAAGTCAATGCCCTAAATGTATAAGTTTTAATAGTGAACTAAGCGCCGGTGTTGAATGGAAAGATAAAGAATATGAAGGTAGTAGATTTGATGGTATACCTCATCAAATTAAATATAAAGTAACAAATTATAAATTATAATGAAAGCACATTTTTTTGATCTAGACGCAATATTAACAACTAATAGCAAAGTTTGGATAGTTGATAAAACTATTCCAAATATACCTATTATGAAAATATCAAAAAGTGATTTTAATTTAATTAAAAAAGGTATTTATAAAAGTCAAAGAAATTCTATAGATTTTAACGGATATACATATTGGTTACCAACAGATTTATTTGAAAGGTTAAAAATTAAAGCCAAAAATAACAGAACCGATGTTTCCAATTTAGCTTTTTCTCTACAAGAATTTATGAATAAAGAACTAATTGAAAATCTAGATTATGATATTAATTTAGAAAATATTTTACATTTGAAAAATACAGATGATGATATTTATGTAATATGCTCAAAGAATACTAAAAGAAACTATGAGCTAATGATATCTAAAATAGAAGATAAATTAAAAGAAAATGGATTATTTATTAAAAAGTTTTATTTCATATCTGAAACATTTTATAATAGAGTATCCGATGAAATCGCTCATAAGAAAGTTAGATTATTATTACAACATATAGTTGGTCTTAAAACAGAAGGTGATAAATTTACTGAAGAAAAGTTAGACCAATATGATGAGTTATTCTTTTATGATGATGAGGAAAATGCTGTTAAATTATCAAAAGAATCTAATAGACTTCTAACAGTTTTGCTATCAAACACTGATACTAAATTAAAAGAAATTATTAAAGAAGATTTAAAGTCTAAAAATCACACATTATATGTTAATCTAATAACTGGTAACAAAGTAAATAGATTTGTAACAACTAAAGTAGATATACAATTTAGTAATTTAATAACAGTATTTGAAAGTTTTAAATGGAGATAACTATTTATCCTTCTCTTTATTAATCATAGCATTCTTAATTAAATCATTAAGCTTTCTATTATCCATTATCTCACCTCCACCTATTGATTCACTTGCTGACTCTTCAGCCGCTATATTTTGAGCTTTAATAACTTCTGGATTCTCAATTTCATTAAGACCTAAATCTTTTCTTAATCCTTTATAGAATTTCTCAAGTTCAGTTCTTTGTGTAGATGAAAATTTAGAATTTTCTCTAATTTGACCAATTGTCTGATTAACAACTTCATGCATTCTAGCAGAATTATCACCATTATCAACTTGTCTTAACTGTGATAAGAAGTTCTTTCTAGTCATTTTTGATAAGAAGATTGTTTCAGCATATACTTTAGCATCTTCTTTCATTTTATTCCTTATATAAGGATGTTCTTTTAATTGAGGTACATCACTCAAATATAAATCAATAAGAGATTCTAATACTTCCATAGACTGTTGGCTAGCAACTGTCATATCCGAGTCATAATCATATATTTCTATTTCACCTAAATCTGGTAGATCTTCAGGTCTGGCAAGATGTTTACTTATATCAAATTCGCCACTTTCCGATTGGATTTCATCGAATTCATCTTTGATTCTATTTCTTTCGTTCTCTGTTTTTGACATAGAAGGCGGTTTTTTACAATATATATTAAAAAATATCCTTTCCTAAAATATGGCATTCACGCAACAAAAAGAAAGACAAATGGTTTTTACAACCAAACTAGTAGAAGAGGCAACCGATAAGATAAATGATGGAATAGTCCTTAAACGATATCAGAACCCTTGGTTAAAAAGTGAAATAGGCTTGAGAAGATCAGGTGTTTCATTTAGAATGACCGACGATGAACAACAAGAATATGTTAGATGTGCATTAGATGTTCACTACTTTGTAGAAAAATATTGTAAAGTAAAAAGAGAAGACGGTTCTATTGGTTCTATTAAATTAAGAGATTACCAAAAAGAAATGCTTGATAGTTTTGTTAATAATAGATTTAGTATTCTAATGGCAAGTAGGCAGATAGGAAAATGTTTTTCATTCAATACTTTATGTAGTGTTGAAAAGGATGGTATTCAGATTGACTTCCGTATTGGAAAGCTATATTATTATTTACTATCAAAGGAAAGAACTTTGACTTTTTTTGAAAAAGTCAAAGTAAAGTTATACGACTGGTTATACTTTTTAGAAACATATAACCAACTTGAAAGGAAGCCATAAATTTTTAATATATAATAAAAAAAAATAAATTTATATATGGAAATTAATGATAATAGAGAAACGGTAACTTGTAGAATATGTGGCGAACAATGTAAAAGAATATATGGTAAACATCTAAAATTTAAACATGAGAATATGTCAACTGATAAATATAAAGAGTTATATCCTGGTGCGCCAATAATGGCTTTATCTGATAAAGAGAAAACAACTACAAATAGCGGCAAACACATGAAAGATGAAAAATATAAAAAGATGTTTTCTGATATGTTTAAAGGTGATAATAATCCTAATCATAAAAGTAAAACTACCGAGATAGAAAGGAAGAGTAGAAGTCCATTTTCAAAGAATTTCACAAAATATAATGGTATAGAAAATGTTGAAGAACATATAAGTTTTTTTGCAAAAAATGCAATTAAGGATAGAGTTTCAGATACTACATTACAATATTATTTAAATAAAGGCTATTCAATTGAAGATTCTGAGAAACTTCTCAAAGAAAGACAAACCACATTCTCACTTGAAAAGTGTATTGAAAAATATGGATATGATGCTGGTCATAAAAAATGGGTAGATAGACAGGAAAAATGGTTAAAAAATTATCAGAGAGTTAATTATAGTAAAATAAGTCAAGAAATGTTTATATCTGTATATAAAGAACTACTAAATGTTGGTTTTTTTGATAAAGTTTATTTTGCAAGACTTGATAAAAATAATAATATACACGAAAGTAAGAATAACTATGAATATAGATTGGAATTAAACAAATCATATATACTGCCGGACTTTTTTATACCTAGTCTAAATTTAATTTTAGAGTTTGATGGAACTTATTATCATAGGAACACAACCGAAAATAAGAAAAGAGAAATGATAAGAGATGAAAATATTATAAATTCGGGATATAAGCTATTACACATAAGTGAAAAAGAATATAATGAAAATAAAGAATTAACTATTTTAAAAGTGGTTAATTTTATACTAAAAACAAAACAATTGAAAAATGTTTAATTTTTTTAAAAAATTCCTAATATTTATTATTGAGAATTTAATAGAGTTAATAGAAAAATATGAATATAGAAAATTATTACTTGATGATGATGATATATCAAAAAAGATATTAAATTCAATATCACTATTTGATTTAAAAGTTAAAACTGACACCGGTTATCAATTAGTGACTGATATACATATTACACAACCATATAAATATTATATTGTTAAGACTAAAGATTTTGAATTACTATGTGCTGATAATCACATACTATTTGATAAAAACTTCAAAGAGGTATTTACAAAAGATTTGAAAATTGGTGACCTAATACAAACAGAAAATGGAAAACAAGAGGTTACTTTTTTAAGTTCCAAAAATTTTAAGACATCTATGTTTGACGTGACCGTTGACCATCCAAATCATAGGCTCTACACAAATGGTATATTATCACATAATACAATATCATCTTCTATTTTCATGTTACATAAAATATTATTTGATAATGATAAGAACATAATGATTGTAGCCAACAAAGGAGATACTGCCGTTGAGATTGTTGATAAGATTAAATCTATCTACTCGTTACTGCCTTTATTCTTAAAGCCGGGTATTAAAACTTGGAACCAAAAGTCATTAACATTTGAAAATGGGTGTAGAATTAAAACATCAGCTAGAACAAAGACTCCGGCAATAGGTTTTACTATTGACGTACTTTATTTAGATGAGTTTGCTCATATTCCTTCAAATATTATTGAACCATACTATACCGCTGCTTTTCCAACAACAGCCGCCGTTCAAAACTCAAAAATTATTATAACTTCTACTCCAAATGGTATGAACTTATTTCATAGGTTACTAACAGATGCTGAGAGACCTGAGGGGGATCCAATGAGAAATAACTATAAGCCGATGAGAGTTTACTGGTATCAAGTACCTGGTCGTTTTGTTACTTATATTAGGTTAAATCCACATAAAATGTATGAATATGGTGTGACTAAAGAAGAGATATTTGATTTGGTTAATCAAAAATGGGGTAGTCAAACAAAAGTTTTTATGGAATATAACATGGACTTATTAAAAGATGTTATTAATATATTTAATGATGATAAATGTACAGATGATGATGTTAAAAAATTAACTTTTACAGATAAGAAAGGATTTGAAGTTCCTATTATGGCTATTGCTGAGGTTACAACTTGGAAAGAAGAAGCTATAAAAGATATTGGTGGGGAAGATGCTTTTAATCAAGAGTATGGTTTAAGATTTATTAATGCGTCTAAATCACTATTGAATGAGGTGATTATCGATGAGTTATTGAAAAATAAAAAACATTATGTACATGAGCCTATATTTGAGTTTGATAAAAAATTAAAATTTAGTTATACTGATTTAAAATGGATTGAGGATGATAATGCTTTTATCCCATTAATGAGAAAAGATTATAAAATTGTAATATCTGTCGATATATCAGAAGGTCTTGGACAAGACTACTCTATTATAAATATATTTAGGGTTTCTGAGAAACCAAAAGATTTAATAGAATTACAGAAACCATCATATAAATCAATAGTTGATTTCTTTAGGTTAGAACAAATAGGTATTTATAGAAACAACTATATTTCTGTTAAGCAGTTAGCCGAGTTACTTTATATGATAGTATTTGAATACTTAAATCCGGATAATTGTAAAGTAGTTGTTGAGTTGAATAACTATGGTAATACTCTTTTTGCTGAATTACCTCACGTTTTTGAAGGTAATAATAATTATGGCTCTTCTGTATTTGTTAGATATAAACATAGAGCTGATGCTAATGAAGAAAAAGTAGGATTAAAAGTAGGAGAAAATAAAAATCTAATGGTTAAGGATTATCAAGATCTAATGCAAACTAAAGCATTTGTCATTACCAATGAGGATAATATTAGAGAGATCACAACATTTGTTAAACACACTACCTCTGCCGGTAATACAAGATATGCGGCTGATGTTGGACATGATGATACTGTAATGAGTATTGTTAATGCTACAACTGTTTTTAGTAAACATGAATTTTCTGAAATGATTGAAGACTGGTCTGTTAAGTTTGTTGATAAGGAGTATATGAACTATGTCAGAGAAACATTAAAAGGTGTTGATTATGTTGAGGGTATTGATTATGGTCAAGTTCTAAAAATAAGAAGACAACAAATGAATAGATTCAAAGCAAATAATAATGGATTTGGTGGAAATGGCACTAACTGGTTTGGTAAATAAAAAAAGACACATTTCTGTGTCTTTATATTAGTTGTTTGCCTCCATCGTGGCACTTAATCCAGCACTTCTGAGTTTATCCTTCATAGTTGTTATTGTTTCAATATCTCCGTATTTAACATCACACTTTCCGTTGTAGTGAACAATATGAGCACACTGTGTGGCTTGGTCTTGTTCATGTTTACATATCTTCACAAGACAAGTAATAACCCAATCAAATGTATTGTGATCATCGTTATGTAAAACCAGTTTGTATGGTTTAGATAAAATTTCTTCTACTTTTGATGATGTCTTCTTTTTTGTAATTGTTTCCATCTTTTTATTTTTTATTTATTTTTTTAATAAATCTTTTATAGTAATATCTAATAATTTTTTTTAATTTCTCTATTAACAACATCGACCATTGTTATTTCACAATCAATTGTTTTTGACCATTCTTCAAATTTAACTAAGTGTTCCTGTCTGTCGTCATATAAAATAAATTCTTTTACACCAAGTTCTTCAATTTTTTCTTCAAATAGTTTAGTTTTAAAGTTGTAAGTATCACCACCCCAGTTAAGGTGAATTTCATCAAATGATAAGTTGTGATTATTTAATATAGTCTCGACATGTTTCAACATATTAGGTACTTTTTTAAGTCGACCTGTTGCTAGTATAACATAGTTATCTTGATCTGAAACAGCTTCTAAGTATTTTTTATAGACCCAAGGATTTAATTGAACATCAAAAACCTCGGGGTTAATACTCTCAGCTCTTCCCCACCAACCACCATAGGGCCAATCAGTTCCTGTTTTTTCTTTCCAAATTATCTTACCTTCTTCAGGCTTTGGGGTGTGACACAATGTGTCATCAAAGTCAAATGCTATTAGTCTTTTATAAGTCATGAATTAAGTTATTATTTTAAATATTTACAAATATATATAAAATTTATCAAATTGAAAGGTCGGTTTGTTAAAATAATATATAATTCCAAAAATAATAAGTTTTTATGAAATTAGATATTAAATCAATTTTGATATTAATCTTACTTGGATTGACACTTTTATTTGGTTTCAAATGGTTTTTTTCAGGTGATAAAGAATCAAAAGAAAGAGTCAAACAATTGGAGCAACAATTCAAAGATTTAGAGTCTCAAAAGAAAGCAGTTGATTTGGAAATAATAGCTTGGAGACAAAAATCTGATAGTCTTAAACAGTTAGGTATTAGATTACAATCTGAAGTAATTAAACAAGAATCTTTAACTAAAAGGGCTGAAGCTGAGGCTATAAAGTCTAAAGCTATCTTAGATAAATTGAGAGGGGATTTAGCAGAAACTCAAAATAAAATTAAACAAATTAAGAATAATCCGCCTAATAGAACAGGAAATGACCTTTTAGAATCATTAAAAAATAAAACAATACATTAATATGAAAAAGTTTTTATCACTTATAGCTTGTTTTTTGTTGAGTTTAAGTACTTATTCACAATACTCAAAAGCTAAAATAGATTATCCAAAATTTGAAACAGACTCAAATGGTCAAAAGGTTATTGTAATGACCATTGAACAAGCTCAGTCACTTGATAACGCTACTGATCTATTGGTACTTTTAGAAAAACAAAGTACTCAAATTGGTAAATATGATTCAGTCTGTATTAAAGTTATCAATGATAAAGAACAAGTAATTGCTTCTCATAAATTAGAAATTGATAAATTAAAAGAGATTTTGAATAATAAAGACCAACAAATTAAATCATTACAAGATGAGTTTGAATCACAGCTTAAAAAATTTATACTTTTAGAAGAACAAGTTGATAATAGACAAAAGGTTATTGATGAAAAGAATTTACAAATAAGAAAAATTAAAACTAAAATGGTATTTGGCGGTCTAGGTGGAGGCGTTGCAATAATAGGGTTGTTGATAGTATTATTAATGACTCATTAAATGATAAAAAATGAGTTTTAATACTTAATATATAATCTATGGTTTGTAAAAGATGCGACAGACAGGAAAGTAGAACTCCTAAATCACATTATTGTGAAGTTTGTTTTAAATTAGTTAGATTAGATACCTACACAAGATCACATAGAAATAATAAAGATAAGAGAAATAAAGTAAGCTCTGATTATAAATGTAAAAATAGATCTAAAATATCAGAATATAACAAAAA